CAATTAGTTTCATTTTCCTCAAAATTAAAGTACATATCAAAATACCGGTAATACTTCTGCTTTTTTACATCCCTGTGATTCTACCATATTCTTCCAGAAAAAGGCACTCTCAACATCAAGGAAGACCGCAGACTGTTTACTGAACTGACCCTTTTTCTTGGGTTTGAGGTAGACAACGCTGTATTTCATAATTAGGAAAATGGTGAGTACGAAGAGCATTATACACAATAAATGAGTTTGTAATAAAAATGGAGAGGAACGCAATCAGACGAACCACCGCAATTTGGTCCGATTCTTTGTCGGTCTTACCGGTCTTCTCCCCCAGAGACTTTGCAATCAGTCTCCATAGATTACTTTGCTTCTGTTTCATAGTCTCCAATAATTTCTATATCTTTCCATTCATTTGGATAAACAAGCATACAAACACTTCTGAACTTATCATCATAGGTTTCTATACAAACTGTGACATATTCATCACATACGAATTCAATAACCCCAGTGCATTTCTTATACTCAACTTGAATTCCTTCGGTGAAAGTCATCATACGAAACACATCTCCAGAGAAGTTTTCTTAGGTGGCATAGCAGTATATGAAGTAGTATTCTCTATATTTACCTCTTTGCCAGCAGTCTTAGAATTCACAGGAGCATAATAGACTTTTTTCTTTGGCGAATAGAAACCCCACACAGTTTTGGTAGGAGCACCAAGATTATAGTCAAACTTACGAGTACAGCACAACCAAATACGAATCATTCTTGTATTGAATTGTTCGTACTCATAAGAATACTCTTTTGTGGGTGCCTTATGAGGAAACTCGGGAATCATTAGGTTAAGAATGCTTCAATTACTGAACTTTGATAGTCATCTTTTAAGGCAAATTTTTGTGCTTTGATGACATTTTCACGAAGTTTATTATAATGTTCTGAATATTGATTGCCGTCCTCAGAAACAATTAAATCAAAACACTCATTATCACTTTTTGCAATTACATTCCAGATTCCAGAATATTCTGAGATGGGGAATGGCAAAAAATGCTCCACAAGATACAAATACTTTTGGTCCATTTACCTTATTTGTTTAACAGATATATCATAAGTTATTTTAGAGAAAAAGTCAAGAAGAATGTGACACCTATTAAACTGTCCACAACTTATTTGCAACAATCTTTTCAAATGTTACAAGTTTAATACCAAACATTTCCGCTATTTGTATATTTTTATATTGTTTTAATGTATGCAATTTTCTAATTTGATTAACTTTATCCCAATTAAGAATTGCTCTTCCATTTCTTTCCCCAGGAAGACCTTTTCTGCTTGTATCTTCTCTAATTTCCCTTTCTTTTTGATATTTCTCAACTTCTTCTTCAGTTCTTGGAATAATTTTATAACCTTTATGTTGTAATCTTTTTCCATAAAGAGTTTCGTGAATATGACCCGCATTTAGATTATTATCTCTACAATATTTGGATAGATTTTTTATCAGTTCTCTTTTTCCATTTGGTTCTTCTACAAGATATTCTTTTATACAATATTCTCTTCCTTGATTTCCACCGGTAGTTGTATTATATCCATTATTAAAAGTATCGTATGTATGAATCCAGTATATTTCCATTTCATTTAATAAAGAAATATCATATTCTTCTATTATACCCCAAATAAATCCATCCTTACCATATTTTTTAAGGGCATTTGCAAACTTGTGATTATAATTGACACAATCTAAAAAATGCTCTCCAATTCTTGAATTTATATATTTTTTAATTGTTTGTCCAATATATTTTTTTCTTGTCGCAATACAATAGGCACAATAAATCTTACCTTTAGACATATCTGCTCTTTTGTTGGGTGCAATAGTATTTATACAAGAAAAGGAGCATCTCTGCTCCTCCTCTACCTGTGAAGATTGCACCCAACTCAGGCATCACTATTTAGTTTAGCAGAATGTTGTAGACAAGTCAACTGGCGGCGAAGTTCTGTATGAATCGGTACTAAGTATGAGTTAAAATAATGCTCGTATTCATTATCTTTCATAAGTTTTCTAATACCCCCCACTTGTTGTAGTGCCAGAAGAATCTTGATTTCATTAGTCATAGAAACTCCGCAACAAAGTAATCAACCGTCAATTCCAGTTTTGCGGCAGTGCTTTCAATATATTCATCTAAAATCTCAGGAGAATCTTGCTGAATAATGGCATAGTAATTATACCAGAGAGGGGAAAGAACTTCATTCATTTGGAGTAACGGCAATTGGGGTGAGATTCTGGAAGTGAGGCACATACAGTATCATATGCCTTGAACAGTTTTGCATCACGATGAGCAAGTGCTGCATTATACATCAGAATGCCGATGAATGCCAGAAAGATGTAAGTAACTTTCATCAGCAGGCACCCATCATAGGATTGACATTAGCAGGTTGAGTATTGAATCCGGTCACTTTATAACCAAGACCGATACGCTCATCACACTCACGCTCAAAGTCACTTTTGGTGATACATTTAGTGCTCATCGTATCCACACCTTGAAACTTGAGAACCTTGTAGATAAACTGAGTATCACCGGCAACGGGGAAATAGTCAACAACCATTGTGCCGGTGGTAGAAGTGAGTTGCATGGGGTGTTCCGTTGATTACCTTGTAATTATAGGGCATTACCAGCACCACAGTAGTGCCGCTGTGCCAGTTTGGAAATTGGTTTTGAGTGTCTGGGATACCATAGGCAGCGGTCGGTGCTTGGAGAGGCACCCAGAACCCTTGCAAACACTAGGGTCAAAACCTGATTTTTTGCGATTTTCACCCTTTAGGTGCTATGCTTGGTCTGGTGCGGGCAGAATCTGCTGTTTTTTGAAGTTCCTCATCCTTGTTTGAGACAGATACGATCCATTATACACATAGCAAGGTCAAATTGCAAGTCCTCATCAACTTCTCCAAGTTTTTCTTTCAGAGCATCAGGGACAACTTGCTGCATAAATTCACACCAACGCTCATCCTCATAGATGTAATCAATCACTTCAGGAACCAGTGCCGATGCCAGATTGCTGATTGTTTGACTAGAGAGTGCCATAATTAGTTAGTAGGAAACTTGAGATTGTATTTGGAAATGAGAAGGTCTCTTACAAGTTCGCGGTCAATACTATCACCACAGAACTCTTCATTCTTGATTTGAAGAATCTGAATCAAATCATCAGTTGCTTTTTGAATCAGAGGAAGAGTTGCATCCATAGGATAGATTCCACCTTCACCATAGAAGGAGAAAACATAATCCACAAACTCATCAAGTTGTTGGTCGGTTTGAATTGTCATTTCAGTTACCCTCACCAATAGAGTTAAGAATGTGACGGGCAAACTTCATAAAATCATATGAAGTCACGCCGTAAGGGTCAAAACCATCAAGCATATCAGTCTGATTGTAGGTATTCACAATCAGCAGGCAGGCATCATAGAGTGCCGCTTGGTGCTCCTCCTTGGAGTGAAAAGAGATGGCGCTGTATGCGGGCAGAGTCACGGGTTCCGTTCCCTTGATTACCTTGTTATTATAGGGCATTCATCAGGCGGTTGGGGAACCACCATGCCACTTTGGGAGCTGGCACACCCTGTTTCTCAATTAAGTACTCCAGATATAGGGTTTCTTCTTGCTCCCGTGCCTCAATTTCGTGCCCTTGATACCAATATTCATAATCTTCCATGCAATCTTTACCATAATACATTTTTCCGCGTTTCTGGCGGAGAGAACCTACTACCCACTGCCTCAGGTGAGTCAGTTCATGAAAAAGAGTTTTTATATACAACTCTTCTGACATATGAGTATTCAGTTCAATCAGGAACTCTCTGGGGCGATAGGTTTCACCCAGAACATCACACCAACCATAAACGTGCTCACGCCTCAATCCACGATGAACAATCTCCACATAGATTTTGTGGCGTGGGAGGAACTTATTCAGAAACCAAGAGGCAACATCCTCACAGGTCCGCTTGCGATAACCGTATCCACTGTGAAAAATGGTACTCATAGCAAGTTCTCAAAAATTACAGAAGTCAATCGTGTTCCCCAATTCATAAAAACGATGAATGAAGAGATAAAAATCAGTTTATCAGTCTTGGTCATTATTTGAATGTAGACAATAATTAAAGAACAGAGCAAATGATGCCAACCCTAACCACCAAAAGAAAATCGTAAGCATAATCAGCAACCAAACATTAGTGCTCCAATACCTGCACCAAAAATACCCCACGAATTACTTCTCTTATTTCCATAAGAATAATTGTAACTACCAGAGTTACGGTTGCGAGTATAGTTGGAATTGTAGTTGTATCCCGTTTGACCTGAGAGAGCAGTTGCTAGTCCATAACCAACGGCAGCACCAGCAGCAGGATTGCAGACTCTCTGGCGCTGATATGTGGGATTCCAATTGCCACCACTCACCTGATTACAAGGAACATTATAGGATTGAGTCTGAACTCCACCCGGATAGTAGTTTCCGTACTGGTCATAACCACCGCGAACATAGACCTCCTGATATTGAGTACAGACACCAAATTGATTCACCTGTTGTGCCATTACTGGTGCGGGTAGGAATACCAGTGGAAGAAGGAGAAGAAGTTTTTTCATTTTACTCCGTAAATTGTATCTATTTGGGTTTTTACTATAAGTCCAGATGCCTTTGCCTTTCTAACTGCCATTCGGACTGCGGTTTGCTCTGCTTTTGATTCTGCCCCAAGAATATCATACAAATCATCATGAAGACGAATGTATTTTGCTCCTTTTTTAATAAGAGAGTTGATAATCACGGTTGCGGCAACATCAAAAGCGGCAACATAGTCACCAGAGGCAGAAGGTTTGAATGAGTACATGATAAAATCCTCAGCGAGCATAAAGATAAGAAGATGCCCAGTCGGCATTCTGCAGCAACCACTCCCTCTGCTCAATAATGCGGAGATCGTAGCGAACACCTTTGGCAGGAGATTTCCAACTGGCACTTTTATAAATTTGTCCAGTCTTCTTTTCTATGAATGCATGAACAGAACGGGAAGGAGAACGATTAGGACCGTTATCAATTACCATAATGATTTTGTGATACTTGCGACCACTCTCAATAATAAACTCATAATTACAAATACCTTCTTTCAGATTGGCAATCTGCTTCTGGTGATACTCATGAGTATCAGCATCATCAACAAACTTCTGGTGAGACTTAATGCTGTAATCAATAAAGTTCTGCTTGAGAGCATCACACAGCATCAGAGTCCATTTCGTAACATTCAACTGGATGGTGTTACGGGCGTCTTGCTGGGCAGCGTAGTCAGCGAAGGTGGTCGTCATCGGTTTGCTTGCTTATGAGGTTATTATAGGGCATCCAGAGGGGTCTGGGGTCCCCTGTGTGCCAGTTCTTAACGTGACACAGGCGGCGGAAGCTTCGGAGCATTCATTTCTACAGTAGTTTTCTGTAGATTAAGCATCATACCATCTAGGGCACCGGCAACTGGACTGAATCCAATCGTTGCAACAATAATACCGAAGATGGTTCCGGAAATGAAGTTAATCATACGGCAAGAGCGGCAGGATGAATAGGAACTTCTTTTACCATATTGAGACCACGGGAGTCGTTAGCATAGCATACCCACTCACCATTAGTAAAGAGATACCAATACTCTTCACCGTCAGACAGATATTCATTCAAGTTAGCATCAAGGCGAGGAGGGCAATCTTCGTTCCTTTGCGAATAATATTGGGGACCATAAACACCCTGCACGACACTATCATCCCAACGTTCATCAGTCCAGCAGGAACTCATATCACCACCATCAATCAGTTCTTCAGCAAGAGATTTTGCGTTGTAGTGAGTGTTGAGAATACGACCCAACCACTCAGGATAACCATCCCAGTGATGATAGGCAGAGAGCACAGAACCATCAGAGAGTTCAATACCAATTCGTGAGCGGGTTGCCATCGGAGGCGTTTCGTTGATTACCTTGTTAGTATAGGGCATCCAGCAGCGGCGTGGAGGGGTCTTGTACCACTTCCTGAACTGGCACAGAATTCTTGATTCGTTCTTCGGCAATCTTATAGTAGTTCTCATCCATTTCAATACCAATAAAGTTTCTGTTAGTGTTCATACAGGCAACGCCAGTTGTACCAGAACCCATACAATTATCCAAGATAGTTTCTCCCTCGTTACTGTATGTTTTTATGAGATATTCCATCAAAGCAACTGGTTTTTGTGTGGGGTGAACAACATTTCTATCCAATCCAAACTCAATAATTTCTGATGGATAGTTAGTGTATTTTTGCTCATATTCAGTCTCATGAAGTAACTTATTGTTCTTACCCATGTGCTCTGGATTATGTAAGAAATTACCAAGACGCTTTGCGTTGTTTTTTTTCTTGACGTTCTTTTCAATCAATCCCTGCGGATTGTATGTCATATTTTTTCCATTTTTTGATGCTGCGGCAGCTCCACCAGAAGAGAATACAACAACGTCTTCAGTACATTTCATAGGACGATAGTTGGCAAGAAGAAATCCAGTTGTCTTCTTCTTTTTCCAAATCCATTCATACTTAAACCATTCTAGATTACTCAAGATGAGTTGACTGGTGAAAGGTTGATCTGCTGTCAATACAACAGTTCCTAACGGTTTTAGAATGCGTTTGTATTGTTCCCACAATTGATCAAGTGGAATTACAGTATCCCAACCCAAGAGTCGATTACTTCCTTTACTTTCTACACCCCTTCTATCGCTAGTTCCATAGGGAAGATCGCAGAGGATCAGATCAACCGACCCATCTGCGATCTTGTTCATTTCAACCAGACAATCACCGAACAGGAGTTGTGGAGATAATTGCATTCTTGAGAGTCTCATAAACATAATTGAGATAGTTTACTACAGTCTCTTGATTAAAACCAGTTTCATACCAGTTTACTGCTTTGCCGTTCACTTTCTTAGAACGACGACGACCAGTAAGGGAGAACATCTGGATACGATCACCGTAACCTTGAGTGTAGTTGCAAGTGTTGACCAAATCCTCACGAATGTCGATGCAATATCCAACAACACCAAACTTACAGTCAGGGTACAGTTGTTCTGCACAAGACATAATGATGTTGCGAATAACTGCTCGCTTAAGAGTATAGAAGGGTTTGTCAACCCAAGCACGGTCTTCCTGAAGATAGGCATACTTACCATTTACCTTAACGTGCTGATCAAGACGTTCCTTACCAAATCCCTTGAAATCAGATTTGATATAGTCTTTACTATGCTCAATCTCGGTCTCAGGAAACTCTTCCTTCAAAAGAGTAATCACAGAACTGAGAGCAAACTCAGACCAGGTTTCAAGTGCAGGACCAGAGTAATTTTTCAGAGGAACAGCAGTTAACCCCTGCCCCTTCTCAAACTGTTCGGTCAAGAGACCAACAACGTTTTCAGTAATGTTAGCGAGTGTCATTTTTTAAAAATCCTCTACGTGGAGGGTTTGATGTTTGACTCCCATATTATAGACCCTCCATCAACCAAAGTCAAGGGGGGTCTTGTGTCAGTTTCAGGACTGCCACACGGCAATCAGTTCATTTGCCTTTTTTCTGCTAGAACTGTTTGCAGAAATGGACCTTGACACCTGAATTGAATGGATTTCGGCATTTTTATAAAGTTCTCTTGTAACGGGAACATCGTGATTAGAAAGTATCACTTTAATTCCACGATTTACCAGAGTTTCTGCTAAATCTCTCAATTCAATCTGCTGTTCGTGAGTAAATCCATCTGTTGCATAATTGGTAAAGTTAGAAGTCTCAGATGCAGGAACATATGGAGGGTCAAAGTAAACAACATCACCTTCGCCTAAAGATTCATACAGCAATTCGTTAGAGAATGTGGTATTGGTGAACTCAACACATCTATTATTAAATGTGGCAATAAAGTCCAACATTTCTTTTTCAGGAAAGTGTGCCTTTGTATTTTCTATCTTCCCAGTCTTTGAGTTCTTATTCTCTTTACCATAGGGAACATTAAACTCATTCTTGGAATTATAACGACAAAGACCATTAAAGGCGTGTTTATTCAAGTACAGGAACAGTTTAGCTCGCTCTCTGGCATCAGTTTCAGAATTAAACCGATTTCTCATTTCAATATACTTTTGTCTGCTATTATTATCATCAACAAATATCTGGGTACAGTCAGATACAAACTCAATATCAATATTTGTGTAAAGAAAATACAAATCCGAATTAATATCATTCAGAATATATTCATCTGCATGTACATTTAGTGCTACAGACAGACTTCCACCAAAAGGCTCACAATATCTGGTGGGAGTTCCAATTAGAGGTAAAAGATGGGGCAGGACCCTAAACTTATTTCCTGCCCACTTTAATGGAGATTTAATCATCATATCCCAATATATGAATACAACTATAACATAAAAAAGAGGGTTGTCAACCCCCTCACAATCAATCATCATACATTCTACATTCTAGTGCATCAGGATGGGAATCACAATACAATTCAAGTGGTGTTGGATCGTGAGAATCTTCTGGATGATGTTCTTTATATGATTCTAATGCCTGTAGTTCTTCTGCTGTGTGTCTGCGGGTTTGTGGGGAGATTGTAGGATCATCAAGAACTTTCTTATCCTTTTCAATATGCTGATCGATTGTACTCATAATACTCGGTAAATTAGATACAATATTTATTTTGTTTGTGAAGATACAAAGTTTCCTTTACCATAGAGAGACCTTACAAATAATGCAGTAAATTCCTCCATCTTTTGGGGGCATACTTGACTTGGATCGTAATTAATTGCTTCTCTCAGAGCATTCAGTTCTCTCCACTCTTCTTGACTGAGATATTCTGAGTTTGTTTTGGGAAGTGTCATAGGTTTAATAAGAATGTTAGGATTCTAACACAAATCCTTTATATTATGTAGAAATTTAACATTCTCTTTTGTTTTCGATAAATTCATCTAAAGCATCCAAATCATCTTTGAGTTCTTTTTCTTGCTTTTGATCGTGATAATAAGACCACAGGGCATTATGAACCTCCATAAGGTGATCCACCCAGAAACCAGTAGGATAGATTCCCAAAGCATCTTGCAGTCCTCTGTGACTGGTTCCTTCACTTTCTGCCTTACACATAATATAGCAGATTGCCTGAACCATATCAAGTTTATCAGACTCAGAGAGCATAAAGTACTTACCTACTGCTCGTTGCTTTGCTTCTTCATTTGCCTTTTGCATTTCTTTGCAGGCATCAGAGTCCCACCATTCTTTCAAACTCTCCCCTAGAGTATTTGGTTTTTGTAATTCTTCTGGACTTATTAGAGGATTTTCTTCAGTATTAGGTTCGGTCATCATCTGCTCCAAATATGGTTCCGAAAAATCCAGTATCACCGAATTTACGGTTTTCCAGTTTATCCAGAATTGAATCAGTATTTTGAACTGATTCAATACGACTAATCATATCAGAAATCACCAAACATACCATAGGTCGTTCTTGTCGTGCCGCAAATGCCAGTGCTGCTCTCAAAGATTGTTCTGCATCTTTTAAATTTTCTTCAACTGATTTTGATAGTGCCATCGTTTTCCTCCTCAAATAACATACAATCAATACAGGACTTTATTTCCAACATATCATCCTTAGAAAGTCCATCTAAGGTAATTGCTTGCTTCTCAAACGCAACGGTGATATTATAAACTTCACCATCAAATCCACCACAGGTTTGTATAGTTCTCATTCTTTAATCCAGAAACCATCATCAGTCATAGTCCAACCAGCAGCAATTGCCTCATCGTGATTTAAGGTCTTTTCAATCTTTCGCAGAAGAAAAGTACCATCATTCCTATCCACCCATTCTACATCATCACCTTGTTTAAGATTTGCTGCTTCCAACAAGTCATCGGGGAAGGTGATAAAGTATTCAGTTTCTCCAGTATCACCATTCTCCACTTCTTCTACAGGAAGTTGCCACTTGACTACTTTATCTTTCTTTGAATTTGCAATAAGATACTCCAAGTCACTATGTCCCCAAGGTGGCATACAATCATCCTTTACTTCTTCTGAGTCCCAAAAGTTATTCCAAGCACCTTTACACTCTGGTGATGAGTCATCTTTATCGCAGGTGACTGGAGAAATATAAGAAGGAGTCATATTTCCTGCCGTATCAACATTAAAAAAGGCAGTATTCTCTTCTTTACCGGCAACAACAGTCTCTTGCCAGGCAAGTTTGAACTTTTCATCAAACTCATTCAGATAGTATTCAAGAAACTCATAAGCAGCAGACATCATAGTTTCTGCTTTATCGTATTGATGTTCTTGAATCCTATCTATTGCAGCATCAATAATCTCACGGGCAGAACAAATCTTGGATGTAATCATCTCAAGTTCGTTCATCGTTTCCCAGACTTTATTTACCATGTCGTTTGAGTTCCTCCTCAACTGCTTGCTGTACTATAACCTGAATCTCAGCAGAAGTCAACCCATTTAACCACTTCCAGTTCGGGTCTTCCTTGTCCCAGTCCATCGTAAATGAACCATCGGCATTTTCAGTAATCTTAAGAGTATCAATCTCTTGGTTTGGGTTTGTTACACTCATTACAATAAAAACTAAATCCTTCTTTAAAGTATTTTACCACCTGATAGTGCTCTGCGTCAAGTGGTTTCTCTTCACCACACTTAGAGCAGACTCTAGTTTGGGGACTCCCAGTCGGACTTTTCTTCCTTACGGAGAGTCTTAAGTTCTTTGTAAAGTTCCTTGATTTGCTGGTAAGCGTCTTCTGGCGACATTTTATCTGCGATTTCAAGTCCTGCAATGAGACCCACTTTATCACCAAACCGAGCGAGTGCCCGTTCAAAAACTGTAAGCGATTCATACATCTTCGGTAATTCCACAATGTTCGGCAAGAATATCTATACGGGCATCAACCGCATCTATAGAGTTGGCATTTTCATATAAGCAATTGGTAGTTTCTATATTCTCTTCTTCAAGACGCTTAATGTCTATAAGAGCACCTTCGTACTTTTGTTCCAGAGTAGTAATGCGTTCTGCAAGTAGTAGAACTTGTTTGGCAAGAGAAGAACAAAGTCCCACAAGACAATATTCATTATCATATTCATCAAAAACGATAAGTTTGTGCTTGTCAGGCATCTCATAATCTTTGAGAAACCAATCAAATAATCTAAATCTCATTACAGCACTCCAATTTCTTTAAGATAATTCCTATACCTCATAAATCTACCCACACTTGGTTGATTAGGAACATTCAGTTGATGGCAAATCTCTGCATATGCCAAAAATTCCGCCCAAGGTGTGGTGTAATCCAGAGTATGATATGGATAATCAGAGTTTTCCATCCACACTTCCCTGATGAGTAATTACTTCCATAAATCCTTCTTGAAGACCTTTCATATAGTACCTAGTAGCATTAATACAACCTTCTTCAGTCAGTGATGTAATAAGTCGTTTTTCTTCTTTATTATAGGAGTGATATACATCCCATCTTGCTTTTTCAATATAAAAGCAATCATCAATCAGTTTCTTTTCATCCATTTTTATAGGTGATTGTATAATCTTTTTTCTTAAAGTTGTTGCGGGCAATGTACTTTTGAGCGTGGTCTTCGGTCTGGAAATAACAGGTCTTGACATCCTTTAGTTCTTTACCATCCTTATGAGTAATTTTAATAGGAAATCCATCTCCGTGAGGAAACTCTTCTTTAATGGGTTTGATCATATGTTGGCAAAGTGTTCCAGATACTCAGTCATCATAGCAAGACTTTGACTATTCGTCAAGTTCCTGTGCGAGTTGTAGCATATCATTTTTATCCAGAACAATCAAATTGTCTTGAGCAGTATAAAACCTTACAGTTTCTGCGGCAACTTGTAGAATTGCAGAAACCAATTTCTCTTCAGTATCGGCACCTTGATTGTTCCTACAATCCCATACTGCGTTCATAAATGCTTG